CGGGTATAAGCGATCCGCAGTGCTTACAATGTTCCATTCCGATTTTTCGGTACGGTTCAGGAATTAAATTTTCTTCCATATTGGTTAGAGTTAAAATACTGATAAATAAACTTTTCCTTTTTCGTCTACCTCGCAATAGTAGTACACGCAAGGGATTTGAGAAAGCCCTATGATGATGTCAAGACAGTGCATTGAGCTGTTCGAATCAGTTGAGTACACTCTAAATTCGTCTTCCTCTTCATTTCGAATCTCAATTTGATTAAGCTTAAACCGAGTAGTTGACTTAATCACCTCTTTTGCAAGTTCTAAGTTTTTCATTTTGACCCCCTTCCACCTGCACGGCCCTTAACTCCTGCTTCTGAACCAAAATTCAAAAGGCTATCAATTTCTTTGTCAGTCAATGTTCTGTGTTTAGGGTCCAGTAAGTTCGTGAACCAAATTTTTAAGTTTTTCATATCGTTTCGTTTTTCTTAATTATATGTAAAGATATAAAAAAGGTTGCAATATATTGCAAATTATTTAGAGATATTTTTGCCTATATTTTTTTGCTCGTCGGTAAGCTCTGATTTACTGATAATTTGCTCAACACTTTTGTTGAGTTCGGCAATGAGCCCCTGAAATTTAGGAGATGTTTTTCTAATTTTAAACTGATCCCCGGTGAGGCGTTCGGACACTTTGTTGATCTTGATATAATTTTCCATGCGTTTTTTTTGTAAAGCTACTCAATTTTTTGCACTTTCGCAAATTATTGTAAACATTCTTAATTTAGCCTGTGAAATAAATGCTTTCGTATAACAAATCATTGCTGCCTTTGTGGCGGCTTCTACTTTCTTAACGTCTAGCTTTTTCATAATTTTAGTTATTAAGTGTATTATTCCAAGCCGCTTTGAAAAAATCGCAAAGCGGAGCATAAAATTCAATTTCAAATTCTCCTTCAGATGTGTTGACAATCTTCAAGCCTTTGGCGTCCATCTGGTCTAAGTGATTCCAAAGCCTTACTACCTTGCTATCTTCCCAAGTTTGCGCGAACTTAACGATAATCTCGTTATTTTGTCCGGTTAAGTGCTGTATTGCTTCGAGCTTTGTCATCTTGTTTTTTCTTAATTATACGGGCAAAGTTACACAGGGTTAGGCTTTTTTCGGTGATTTACATCACCTGTGAGCGGTGATTTTAAACAAAAAAAAGCCCCAGTGCCTAACACAGCATCAACCGCAATAGCGGTGTTATCGAGTATTTTAGTTTCCATGCTTTTATAAAGTTTTTATGTCTGTTTTACCGTCTTTATGTTCATCAACCCACCTAAGAAGATAAGAAGTCATTGCTTCAAACCATTTTTCTTGAGTTTAATAAAAAACTGGCACTAACACCGTATATAAAACATAGCCAGAAAGTTTAGTATTTAATTGCAAGGTTCGTGCATGGCTACGTTTCATATACGAACCGTTATAAGCAACCTTAAAGAAGCCTACGTTCTTCGATTGGAATGTGATTAGTTGTTGCATATTGTTTCGCATATTCCATGCCTCGATTATATCCATAATCAACATAAAACACATGCTTTACAACAACTTCTTCCCACGCCAAACCAGCATCAATACCCCATTGCCTTTCTTCAGGTATTTCATCTTTTAAAATTCCTTCTTGCGTATATAGCAAATGACTTGCTATTGGTGCTTCACCTCTCGAAAGGCTATCACGTACAGCCATTCTTGCATATTTTACGTTTCTTTCAATATCCCCAGCGTATGGGCTTTCTAAAATTACTCTAATCATATTTTTGTTTTTTAAAGCTTATAATTTTATTGATAAAAGGCAGCCGATAGCATTTATCGGGCTTAGTTTTCATATACGAACCGTTATGCACAAGTTTAAGACCGTGCCAACTTTGAGAGCCATTGCGAATAAATTTCAGTCGCTATATTTGCTGTCATTACTGGCGGGACACTCATTCCAATAATATAACCAGTTTTGTTTTTTAAAAATTCATAATCTTGTGGAAAACTTCCAATGTTGCAAATTTCGGCTTTTGTAGCATAACACATTTTTTCTTTATTTATAACATATCCACTTGTTACTGTATTTGGTACACAATCATCTAATAATGTAAACCCAAAACCTACCGCACCAATTTTACCATTTATACTTTTTTTCTCGGTTTGTGGAACACCTGTATTTGTGCAATTGTTTACGCATTTTATTTCATATTTAGATTTAACAATGTGTGTGTGTATATGTGCTTTAAACTCTTTATATTTTATTTTAGGTTCATTAAATTCCAGTTTTATTTCTGGCAAAATATCAAACAAATTCATTTGCTTTAAAAAAGGCTTTGCCAAATCTTTACGCAATGCAATAAAAAATACACGTTCACGCCTTTGTGGTACACCCATTTTTGAAGCATCTAATAACCAATGTTGGCAATAATAACCAGCCTTTTCAAATTCTCTATAAATTTGTATTACATATTGTTTCGCTTCGCCTAAAAGCAATCCTTTTACATTTTCAGCAACCACAACTTTAGGTTGTAATTTCTTAGCCAAATCAATAAAATCAAAAAACAAAGTATCTAAAACTTGCATTGCTTGCCCTTTTCTAAAAACTTTATCTTTTTCCCAGTCTTTTTCACGGTTTCCAGCCATTGAAAAACTGCTGCAAGGCGGTGAACCGTCCAAAATATCCAATTCATAAAGTTCCTTCGGTAAATCTTCACGCATTTTAAAAGTTTGTATTGGCTCTAAAAAAGCATATTTCGGGTTGTGGTTAGCTTTGTATGCTTCAATCATTTTAGGGTCAATTTCATTGCATCCTATCACATCAAACCCAGCTAGTTTATAACCCATTGTTGAGCCACCGCCACAAGCAAAGCAACTAAATACTTTGCCTTTATCCTTTGTAAAGTTGGCATCTTTTAAAGTCCAACGATAAGGAAAACGATGAGAAAAAACCTGTGCATAACCCGTGGTATAGTTAATTGGGGTTGTATCTGTATTCATAATTTTGTAATTTCTATTAAGTTTCTACTAATTTGATAGGTTGTCGGTATTTAATCCCCAACTAACCATACCACCAACGTTATGCCTCATTTAAAGAGCCTCTTACATTCATTCGTTGTAACTTAAAATCTGAATGCTCGTATGGTTGTTTTTTTCGAGACATGGTATAATTGATTTGTTCTTTAATTTCTAAATATTCTTGAGTGGTGTTTGATGAAGTAAAGATCATACATTTTGCAATATATTGCAACTTTTTTCGCATTTATTTTCACTAAAAAATGAAAAAACCCGTGCAGCCTTACAGCCACACGGGAAACCCTAAATCTAAACTATGAAAAAAACCTAATGCCTATTTACGTTTAGCTATAAGCCAAATCAGTATGAGTAAAAGCAGCGCACCCCCGACCATAATGGCCCAGGTAACGCGATCTTTATACCAGGGATTTATCACCTCTATAACTTTGTTTACTATAACTTTGTGCTCCCTATAAATCGTATCAGGGGTTTGAGTTATGTTAGTCCGAAGCGTATCATGCAGGTACACTAATCGCACCTTAACACGCTCCTTAGTAATCACAACAGTATCCCCGGAATAAAACGCAAATGCACTATCTACAACAAATCCGGGCGTTATGATTGTGTCACGAAACGTTACAGTATCGTGACGCATTAAATCCGGATGATTGCGCAGTATTCGGCTAATGCGTTGCTGCGGAGTGCAGGAGCTAAACAGCAGGAGTAGCAGGAGTAGTCTCATCCGTAGTTTTATTAAGTAACTGTGTCTTTTCAGCACTTCCGGCACTTGAGCCAAAAAAGTAACCTGTTATACTTGTAAATGCACCGATAAGTGCACCCACGGCAATATTAGCCATGTCCTTATTATTTTGCGGGACGTTCTGAAACAGTAGGATGTACATAAGTACAAAAAATCCTACAACTATAATCCCTGCCAGCACGTATAGTGCTATTTTGTTTGCTTTTTCAATTTTCATAATTTTTTAGTTTAAAGTTAAGTGTATAATATCTGAAATCCCGGCAACCAGGCAAAAGAGCCGAAACGGCCAAGTGTTAGGAAGCGGGAAATAACTAAGTAAGCGATCTGAAATAGAGGTAGTCCCTATGTAATCCCATTTTAGCCCAGCGATTAAGTTAAAAATTGGGTTAAAAATTGCAAATCTAACTAGGACATAAGACCCTAACAGCCATGCAAGCGCACCAATTGAGTACCCAGGCAAGTCTAAAAAAAAGCAGGCTGCAGCCGTACAAAAAAGCATTAGGACTTTAACCTGTTTAGACCAGGTCTTTAAACCTCTGTAAAAAAGGCCGTCCATAGCAGCTTCGAAAGTAAGTTGTAAGATGATGAATAGTAGTGCCATTATTTTTAGTCGTTTATTTGAATAAATACTTTTTCTTTTTCCAGTGCTGCGGTGATAATCGGATATACTTTCAGATAAGCTGCTTCGGAACCGATTATATAATCGTCATTGCATTTTTTAGAGCCTACAATTATACACCCGGAAGTATCCAACGCACTATTACCACAATGCATATATATATACTGATAATTGGGGACATCTTGCAGCCAAAGCATACCTTTGTGAATTTCCGGGAATCGTTTCAAGTACTGAGTGTACAGCCTTCCTTCCTTGCGTAGCTTTATTTCATAACGCCCCGCCGGAATTCTGGTTTGGTTCATTACTTTTTGCTCGTCGTAGTCGTCTTCAATCGTAAAAAATTTTGTTCCGTCGACAATTAGCTCCCCCACGGTTGATTTGTCTGTTTCTTTTTTGCCCCTTCCAAGGCGGTTTAAGGTTATTTCCATTATTTAGCGTTTAAGTGCGATTATAAGTAAGGCGGTGCAAGCCGTTGAAAGTATTGTTATTACTATAGATATTCCCCAAGACGGGCGATTTAAAAGATGGTCTTTAATTTCGCGTATGTCGTTGTAAACCTGACACATATTTCTTTCTAAAGCCTCTACCTGCGTTTGCAGTTTCACGATCATTTCTTTGTCAGTCATACTCATATCCTAAAGCTTACAAAAT